AGCAGTAAAGGCAGTAGTACTTCCCAGGCGTTTGGAATCATCTGTGAGGTCAGTGATCTCTGATCTTGTTTTTCCCAGGATAGATGCCAGGTCCGCATTGGCCTGTTGAAAATCTTTGATGGTGTTAAAGGCAGCTGTTACTCCCCTTGAAAGCAAGCTGATAGCAAGAGTAGCGCCACCAACCCTAAGAGCTAAATTTGTAAATCCAGTAGTAATAGATTGCGTGAGTCCAGCACTTTTTTTGATGGCGCCATTGGCAATTAGCTGCTCCCTGGTCAATCGGTTTAAATTATTAGACGCGGCCTTTAGCTGAACATTTAGCCTTAAACGCTGATGGGAGGCTTCTTTGGATGTAATGATTCCTTTGCGCTCCTGCTCATTTAAACGCTTCCTGCGTTGGCGCAATAGATCGACAGTGCGTTGCAACCTCTGCAGCTCTGCTTCACTCTCTTTAGTTCCGAGAAGTTTTAGATTTAATATCCTTTCCTCAGCCATTATTCCAGATATATTGGACGGTTTTTACCACCCGATTGAATAGTTACTTGTACCCGTTCGCCATTTTTATTGAGTATAAACACCCCACCATTGTAAAAAGTTACATTACCATCAACGTCACTTCTGACACCTGTTGCCCTATTCTCTTCCGAATCACCCACACCGATAGCGAATTTTGAATCATCCTCATCAGGAAAACTTCCTAACATATTCTGATTCTCCTTACTCGCTATACATCCCTGACCAAATGCAATGGCACCAGAGTTTTTAGATGCCTGGTTTTTTGTTCCGTTATTGGCCACAATAGATCGGCGTTCAGGGTTTTCTGGAGGATCTGCGGTCGCTGATTTAGTCCCGCCATATCCCATAGGATCACCTGTGGGTTGATTAGGGAAGTCTCCGGTTGTATCGTTATCCAATACATCTCCTCCCCAATCTTCATCTAAAATAGCTTTACGGCCCTTTTTATCCTGATTGTGAAATCTTAAAAACCTGACTTTTGTAAGTCCACCTAAGGGATTGAAATCAAATATTGTATCTACTATCCAGTATCCAGCCAACTCATCGGGAACAGAAAAATAAACAAGGTCCCTCATATCAAAAGAGAGATAATCACTTGTGGTAAGATTGATCCATGCAGTTAATTCTATGCCATCCTCAATCACACCCAGGGTTCTTAGATAGCGTTCTTGTACTAAACCATCATTTTGTGCATATGATAAAGAATGGCCAATTGGATTTCCGAACGCGGCAACAGCTAAAGCACTGGGTATTAAAGCCTGTTCTGTGCCTTCAAAATTAAAGCTCAATTCATCCCCATCTGGATGTAATTGAGTATCAAACCGAAAATTTAATATTCTGGGATTGAATGCATAACTAGGCTCTGGAGAACTTCCGATAGGACTAGCTTCATCCCACATCCTTGAAGTCAAAGGATGGAAAGGAGTAGAGGTAGCAAGCTGATCAGCTATCACATAAGTAGCTGCTATTATCTCTGTTTCAATCTTGGTAATTCCTTTGGGAAACCTATCTGGCAACACATGCCTGTATGAACAATACGGATTTTGAATAAAGAACTTATCAAGATTCCTTTGAATCAAATACTTGTCATTATTGTCCACTGTATATACAAAGAATATCTCCTTCTTATAATCAATTAAAAACGACAATTCCTGTTCTCTGGACATATCTAATTTGTCAGTCCAATCTATTGCATCTGTGATATCTTTAAAGAAGTTATCTCGATCCTCTACAAATACTCGTTTTGATTTATTGTCCGTTCTCCAATAGAGATTAAACAGCTTGGTAACATCGCCAAATAGCGAAAGCACATTGATTTCAGGCACTACGTTTGTTAATTCAAAATCATTGGATTCATGTATTTCATCGCTCATATCCACCTCCATAGTACAGGTGGTTTTAAAAATAAGAATAGAAGCGAAAGTCTCTACATGCCTTACACGGAATTGAATCTCATCACCGATAGCAAATTCATAGTAACCCAGACTAAATTCGAGAACGTCACCGGCAAGTATATGCTTGGCAGGATCAATATCAACCAACGGGGTGCTATCCAATATGATCCCGTTTTTAAGTATAGAAACTCGAATGCGAGATGTGTTGCTAGTATTTGAGGCAACAAATAATCTCAACTTAAACCTATACTTACTCCTGATAGGGATTATATAGATGTTATTCGGAGCATCATAATTGGATCCATTGTCAAAATTTGAACCTGTTGAATCATCATCAAGTATAAATATCTCACCAATTCCCAGAGGAGTACCGAGTATGGTTTGTTGTACCGTAGGAGAGGCTTTGAATAATTTATCAGTTAAGATTGCTTCCGTATGACGAAATTTATCACCCACATGAGGATGTATTAATTGCTTCCAATCCGTCCCATCCATAAGATTAGAAGTCAAGGTAAACCCTGCTTTGGCTAAACCCCGTTCTATAATTGCCCGGTATCTGAGGGCCGGCCGAATATCTTCTACGGATACCTGGTTAGCTATTCTATACAGGCCATAGGAAATCCAGGGATATACATGATCATCGCCATCATCAAAAGTCCTGGACCAGCTATTTACTATTTCAGTTGTATCATAGGTCTGCGTGTTGTTATTAAATGTAAGTTCATCTAAGGTGATATTGTTGAGCTCGGTCATCCATTCGGTATTGTCTCCGAAAAACTGTAATTCATAACTTCTCTTCTTTCCTCTGGTTATTACTTTGATGATCTTGATGTAACCCCGTTCCAGAATGACATCATCTACCATTATGAGAGCAGTTTTTTTGCCCTTCATATCCTTAATAACCCGTTGATTTGAGGAATATAAATGCTGGAATAATTGATTGTTATCCCGCGTTGCCGGAATAATAAAGCTCTTGGAAAAAGTACCGTTGCTTCTTCCCAATTTACGAAGAGAGGCAATGCTCTTGGTAAGAGAAAAAGGGAAATCCGTCAGCTGGGTAATGTCCAATGTACCCTCAACAGAATTGTCCGAATCTCGGATTTCTATTTTTAATTGTGTTGCGATTCTCTCTGGTTTGCTAGTTTATATCTGATTGCCATCTGGGTTATGCTTTTCCTGGTGTGAAGGATGTCCAAATTTCTGCCGGTAATTATTATCGGCACATAATTAGTCCCGTCGTCAATCCATGCATTGATATTATTACCTCCGATCTCGCCGAGCCATTTGATCGTTTCCCTGTTTTCGGCTTTTGAAAAAACTTGAAAATGATCCCCTGCATTATTGGTTAATACAGTCTCGCCACCATCCTGTACTGCAAACCCTTTTTCTATACGTTTTTGGAACGTGCTGCTACGGAATCGAACCTCCTGGGATATCTGCGATATAAATGTATAAGAGTCTATTCCGCCCCGAGGATTGAGCCATTTGATACGCCTCTCTTCGTCCAGGCACCCATCGTCTATTACATAACTGAATATTTCAGAGCGAGAAAAATTCCCAGGATTCAGAAGTATGATGGTAAAGGAAACGGTTGTTGACAACATGCTGGCCACATCAATCAATACAGTGGCCCGCTTTTTCGCAATAGTTTTACTGACATCCGTTATGGTCAATCCGCCTAATGCATCCTTTTCAGTGAGCCGTAATTTGATTACCGATTCATCTGTTACGAATGCTAACTGAGCCGTTTCATTTCGCCCTATCCTGAGAGTACTGGGCGAATTGGTAAGGAATCTTTTGTTCGCATCATCGACGCTGAATGCATCCAGATTTTGGGTTTCCTCATGTTGGAGGGTGGCATTAAGGGCCAAGATCAAAGACGAGCTTATGTCTGGTGAACCTGTTCCATCTTCTTCCCATTCGGTAGATAGTGTATCCGCGGTAGTTTCTAGCACTTCATAGAGATCAACCAGGACTTCAACTTCACTATTCAGGGCATCAACGATCGTGGTGCTGGTTATATCTTCCAGATTGAATGTGAGAAAATCCTGGAGAACAGACTGCACATCAAAATCAAACTCATCAGTTGTGATTATGTTTGGATCCTTGTCTATGCTTGCCCGAATAGTCCCATCAATCTTTACATCAGCGATCATCCTGACAATCGTTGGATCATCGCTGGTTGCCGTCCATATTACCGGACGATATGCAGCCGATATATCATCAGGATTAACGTCGATTGTTATTGCCATTATCTAAGATTTACCAATGCTTTATCTATTTGTGAATTCAATACTGAGAACCCAGCCTCCTCCAGTTGGTCGTCTATACTTTGTCCATGTTTGTCGAGGGTTTCCTCAATGAATCCCGTTCGTTTGCCGGTCCGCGAAAATTTGAAACTCGCTCTTGTTGGCATTCCTTCCTTTCGGTGAGTGTTTGCCGTAGCAAATGCGGCCGCCTTTGGATCAGGAGAGCCCTTGAGCCTGAAGAAAGCTATCAGCGCTTGTATATATTGACTCACTCCACCCCTTCCAGTCCTGCCCCGAAATGGTATTCGATTAGCCGATACTCCCTCGTCGACGAACTTAGAATAATCAGCTGCAAAAATTGTAATCTCCATTCCATTCGGAATCGTGGTAATAACTCCACGCATGGATTCAATAAGTCTCCCAGCACCACGGTGTCCCTGCGCTACCAGTTCACGGGCCAGCTTAATTATAACGAAGTCTTTTAGGTTTTCTAGCATCAGAAATTAAATGTTCCTTTAACACATTGGAGATTGTCTGCATCAAAATCAACAACGTATTGAATCCCTATTAGTTTATCATTGTGTGCGTTAGGTAGATATTCACCACGTAAATTCTCGAAGTTGTTAATGAAAAACCCCACACCCACATTGGTATTGAGAGTCCGGTTATTGACCTCAGCGAAATACTGATCGGCTATGATCTCCAGTGCTGAATACGCACTCTGGATATCGAGGATTTGCTGATCGGTGAGATTGAATAAATCATAAAAAGTAACCCGAATACTATACCGTTTCACCTTTGGCAAATCCAACTTACGCTCTATTGTGAGTCCGGAAAACATGGATTCGGTATGAACTAAAGGATATTCCTTTCCTGGTTGTTCGTTTGTCTTACTCAATAACCCAAATTGAAATGACTTGACTGAGTCAAATGCGTCCGCAATCGTTTCTAGTTCGTCAATTATGCCTTTAATATTTGATGCCATCAGTTGAGATTTACATCCACTTGGACGTTTTTAGATTTTGCGATACCGAACATTTCCTTTTTAAAAGGCACAAACTCCATTTTGTTTATAGGAAAATACTCTTGGTATCTTATAATCCTTTTGCTTTTTGAGAGCACGGGCCTGTTCTCTGGATTAAACATAACGACCGTATCACTCCCCTCAAGCATGTAGGCTATTTTTGCCATATCTCTAATTTTTTGTGGTAGGTCCGAGTCGCAAATCCGCAATAAGGATCGAATACGGAACCCATGTCCAAAAGGGTACATTCCTTTCCATGCTCCTGATAGAGTTCATCAATCATCACATTGGTCGGCATACCAGCACAGAAGAGAACTATGTCTCCCGGATCCAATACAGATGCTATAGAATGTACTGCAGCCTTCTTCTCCTTCCAACAATCCTCTAATGGGATCTCTACGAACGCTGAGTATTTTATGTTACTCTCTATGGTTTGGAGTCTTGCCGGTGCCACAAGAATTACCTCCCTATCTTTAATTGCTTCAAAGAACGTCTCGAAATATCCTTTGATACTGGCTTTGTGAAAACAGTCAGCATCGATCCACTCAATTCCCAGGTCTTGATTGAATGCATCAATGGCGGGCCCTCGTAAAGTCATGGCCAGATTTTGCATCCCCAGATAATACTCCGGAGAGCTTTGGACTATGGCGCTCAAACGAGCACCCATGTCTTCGAAATACTTATGACCATCACAGTTCTGACCGTTCTTGCCGAATATGGCATTCCACTCTCCATCACCCCACCGGCTGAAGCTGAATGGTTCATTAGTCTTGAGTTTTTCTAGGAATTCGTAGTACATTATTTCTTCTTTTTGTGACTGCCCCAATCAAAATATTTCCTCGTAACTGTCTTGAAATCAATCAGGTTGAAGGGGGTAGGGATCAACCATTGAACGTAATTAAATGAGAGTTGATCACGTTTGGATCCTTTTTCTAGCTCCTCCCACCACCTTTTCGCAAATATAATATTTTCATTTTTAGAGCCTCTCCGATGTATCAATCCGGTGGCAATCAAACCAAAATGTTCGGGAAATCCCTTGGCTCGATACCGTTCCATCTGTGCATTGATGATATCAGGATCATCCTTTTTGGCAACTATACAGGCTGTGGCTTCATTGTAAATACAGTCTCGGCCGTGAGTCATTAGAGTAAAGTCAGTAAACTCAAACGCTTCTAAGAACTCATCGAGGTTACACTTAATTACGAAATTCCCGTCAATCCAAATGGATCGATCGTAATCCAGATACTCGTGCATCATTATCTTGATGTGGCGAGCGGTTCGGGCGGGCCCAAGTTTAGAGCTGTCTATATAGTAGACCTTCCATCCCTGTGCATGAAGATGTTTATTATCGCTAAAACACACGTAATCCCATCCTGGAGTAATGACCGAAGGAGGTTTCAGTGAGTCATAGCCGCCCATTACGGCTGTATAGACGACTTTAGATTCAGCCATACCTCACGATTTTTGACCAGGTTGTCGTAGGTTAGCTGTTCGGTGAGTTCTAATTTTTCCTGTGATCCTTCTCTAATGACACCGCATCCATAATCAGTATCGATCACATACATCTGCATATCCAATTCAGTGCGTAGTTTTACCCAGGCTTTCCAACAATCGCCATTCCACACTTTCACGACTCTCGGAACATGCTGTGCCTGATAGTCCTGAGGATTCATATCATGGCAAACAATCGTCCCTCCTGGATTCAAGTGCGCGATGGCGTTTTGGATATCCTTGTATACTTGTTCATTGTGATGCAGACCATCGATGAATATGATATCCCATTTCTTTTTTGTATTAAAGAATGTATCCGAGGTCATGGTATGGGTAGCGGGACTCTCGGGATGAGGATCCACCCCTTCCTTATGCTCGCATTGGATTCGTTCAAAGCACCATCCATTTGATACACCTATCTCCAGGTAAGTGGTGTATCCGTACTCCTTGATGAAGTGATTTATGATGTCAGTTCTTAACATATAATGCGTCACCGAAACCCCTTGCGGTCATTTCGATTCGTGTTCGTTTAAAATTATGCTTCGCTAGAAATGAATCAACTTCATCCAGCAGGCCACAGCCTTTATATAGTTCCTTCTCGTATACTTCCATGTAGATATACTTAATATGTTTCAGGTTGCCTTCCATGCCCTGCAGTGCCGCCAATCCCATGCCTTCAATATCTATATTGAGCATATTGAATTTAGCCATATTTATCTTGGATGCGCTTATTAATGCGTCCATAGTTATAGTACATACCTTGAATCTATTAATCATCTTGATATCGGGATACTGATCCGCGTGTGTACCATACTCTAGGAGCGAACTAGAAGCCGGATTGCTGCTCACATTGAACACAGTGTTTTCGTTATTATTGCTGATGCATGCGCAAAATACTTTCTCTCCTCTTGCGCTGAGAACATCCGCCAAAGTCCGTTGTGCTTCAATCCATATTATCTTTGCGCCCCATCCCCAATAGATAGGCAACTCCTCTCCAGTGTGAGCACCGATATGGATGACTCCTTTGGGTTTTATGTCCGGTTCAAATAGCATCAATAGGTGATTAAGTCTTTATAAATGAACTTCAGTGGATAGGACTCAACAATACAATTGTCTGCCACGATATCAATATCAATCCGTTGCCCTTCCAGGAATAACTTATCGAGCACTTTCTCTGGCCAATCGTTTGAGAAATCACATCCCGATGTGCTCGAGGTACGGTTTACAGATAAAGAAGTCAGGATAAATTGCCCGCTCATTAAGTCCGGATATGACCGGTGCTGCATCTGTGACTCTAATTTGTTCGGGTTTATGAACATCAAATTGTTAATAAGTGGCTTGATCAGATTCGTCTTATAGATATGGCCATCCACTGAAAACGGATATCCCTTGTCACCGCTATGATCACGCCATCTCCATCTCGAACTATCATCCTCAAGGCGTAGAGAATGACATAAAAGGTTGTTCCAATTTTGAGGAAAACCATCAAACTCGTGCATGATTATATCGTCATCACACATGAAGCAAGTGAAAATATTATCAGTCATAGCACGCATAGTATCCTCCTTGAAGTTGGTTTCCTTGATCCAGGTGCAGTTATGTTTCGGGATCATCAACAGATATGATCGCTCAAACCCCTCATCTGCTGTCCAGATAATATGGATCGAGTTGAATACGTTGCAGCGGAGTTTGATAGATCGCAACAATGCGTCCAGCTGCATCGCTCTATTTTTGCTGAATATTATCAGATTTATCATATAAGTGATCTTCGTGAGGTAATTCAATTGACTTCTCGCCCAATGATCTGAGCATTTTGTTTAGGTCATTCTCCGGGTTGTTGAACTGGAGCAATGTATCCACTGGCACATCAAGGAAATATTCATTCGGTTTCAACACTATTCCGTTATTCTTGGATATTAAAATATTGTCTACCAACTCCTCATACGTGCCTTTCCAGTTTCTTCTCTCTGGGATTGTTCTGTTTATCCCGCTTTCAATCCGTTCTCTGTATGGTCTATACGTGGCAAATAGGTGATAGGATGGGAAGTGCTTACGGTAAAATGAAGCCGGTTCATGCTTATCTATGATCTCCAAGTCCAATCCCAAGCAGATGGATACACCCCCTGTCCTGGGGATATGGCAAAAGGCGAGCTTACGCTTGTAACATACTGGCATTGAATATGTTTTTCGTTGATAAATCCGGATAGTTTTCCCAACTCGCCCAATCCTCCCACTCATTAATTTTCTTAAGTTCCTGGAAGATTAGCAAACCGCGGGCCGCATCGTCCGGAGTCATGTACATATTCCAGCCGATCATTGAGTATTCATCGTCCCATTGATTGTTCTTCAAGTTGCGCCCCTCAAAGGATGCCCGTTTAAGCCAATCATACGCCTCTTTGTCATCGGTGAGAATCATACCACCCTTGCCGATGCATAGGCGTTTCTTATGTTGAAACGAGAGAACCTGAAGCGTTCCTTTAACATACATATCAGGATGAAAGCTAGTTGCGCAATCCCAAATATTTAACGGAGCTAATGAGTATTTTCCTAGCCAGAAATGATAACAGAATCCCACTTGATATCCTGCATTAAGAATAGCCATAGGAATACTACAATATGTATGCTTAGGTATTTGAATTAATTGAGGTTTATTGATGTATTTCAGACAGAGAAATATCCCATCAGTTAGATTGTCCACAGCCACAGCGTATTCGCTCCCGCAGAAATCAGCGATAGTCCGCTCAAATATCTCCACGACATCACGAGGATCCTTGATGGAGAAACCTTTCTTCCTCAGCATCCCAATCTCCGGGCGATCAAACCTACCTTCTCCAAGTGGATATTCTACTTTATACATTCTACATTTAGTGAAATTAGCGTTCCGAATTCCTTATCTAAATGTGGGATATAAGCTTGCGAGTAATCGTCAATATCCGCGTGTTCCGTTTCCCTCCAATCGTATTCCCTGATTGACTTGAATCCAGCAATATGAGATAATGAATGGAGGCTGTCCAGGTCATAACAGGTATAATGCTGAATATCATCCCAATGCCCATAGATAGGACCTTGTACTTGGTGCAATTTCTTCTCCTTCATGTACACCTCGCATAGTTTGGCAAAGTCCGGAGTAGCGAGCCTTAGGATACCACCTGGCTTCAGTACACGGCGCCACTCCTTCATTGCCCGTTCCGGCTTCTTCATATAGGCCAATGCATGACTAGCGTAGATGAGGTCGACGGAATCATCGGCGAACTGCGGTAAAAGCTCGATGCATTGTATATGATCAACGTGGTCAAACTTCTTCCGGTCTATATGGATGAAGCCAGGAATAAACCGCTTACCGCAACCCAAATGTAATTTTAGTTCACTCATCCCGGGGGATTCTCTGATAAGGGGCCGCCATTATCCACAGCCTTTACAGATTTTTCGGTAACACCTTTACCTGTTATTTCAATCATACCTTCATCAACCCACTCAGCGTCATTGGTTTTACCTTCTTTGTCAATTTTTGATTTTAAACCGTAGGTATTGCACCCGGTTATGTGTTCACATCTGCCGGTAATAATACCTTCAAATCCCGTGATTTTGTCTTTGGCCTTTTGGCCCAATTCAAATATAAATTTGCTCATTGCTTTAATTATTTAGTCTTGGTTAATTTTTACTTTATCATCATAGTTAAACTCCCCGCATTTGACCTCAATCACCTTCGTATCCTTGATCATGCGATAGCCGTGACCACCGAGCAGGAGGATAGCAAACTCGCCGGCCTCCAATTCCAATGTATGGATGATCTCCTTACCATGTCCGTACAGATCCACCTCCATATGTCCTTCATATACCAGCACGAACTCCTGGGTATGCAGCACTGTCCTGGGGTTGCGTTCGTGGATATGTGCATCCAAAACCTTTCCTTCAGGATGATACCATGTTCCCACTTGTAAACCTTCAGTATTGTCCGTAAGGAAATCAACACCTTGCTTGAAATGTCCCTCAAACTTTAGAGCCAATAATTCCCCTTTATGGCTAAATCTTTGCATAAGGAGTGTTGGGTTTGTACCATTGATATAAGTCAATAAGCTCATCGATTCCTCCTCCAATTGTACGCATAGGATAAAAGCATTGATCTTCAATTTTGGTGAAATCAATTATATAATCACGGCGATCCTTATCCTCTATCTTCGCCTCTATGATCTCAAATTCAATACGCTTCCTGATTTCATTAACAATGTACATCTTGCTGTAATTCATATTAGAAC